GTTCGAATACACCCGCAAAGCTTTTGGCAGGAAGGACCCGTCAACTTGCCTTGCGTGCCTGGTAGGCAAGCTCTGCCTCCAAAGCTTGACGTAGGAGCGGACCAAAGCGGGCACGGTATGAGGTGTCGAGGATGGTTTGCACTGGGAAATTCATCTGGTAGCGCGGCTGCTGCGTCACGTAGAAAACCGTGTGAAAACCACGGGGAAGGTTGGACGTGATGGGTCTGCCTTTGCCATTGCCCTTGGGCTTCTTGCCAAGGCGGGCGTAGATGCCAAGGGGCAGGGTGCCTGGTGTGCCTGCGAAGTAATCGCGGTTGCCTCGCTTGGCTTGGCTGCGTCGAGCACCAGACACGTTGCCTGTGTAGCCCTGCTCACCCAGCGCCTTGAGGCGTGACAACACCTGGGTGTAGGTGCTGCCCGATAGGTTGCCGTATTGGTTGAGCTTGAGAGGCGTGACGCCAGTGGGCACGATGTATTGCCCAGGCCGCAGGATGCCAGCGCGTTGAAGTTGACGCTCAGTGGATTTAGTACCGCGACCACCACCAGTGATCATCGGCTGTAGATACTTGGCAGCGGGTGTTCCTTTGGTTGCAAAGTCCTTGAAGCCCACCCATGCTTCCAGTTTGCGCGGGCTGGCGTAACGCACGAACGTGCTGTTCATGGTGAAAGGCACCGGGTTCTTGATGTAACGCGGTGTGACTTCCTTGAGGTATGCCTGCGATTGCTTGGCGCTTTCGGTCATGGCCTTGGCGATGGCCCATGGCAGCTGCTTGGTCATCGCATCGGTCCATGCGATGGCTTTGGGCAGCTCTGACTGGATGTCGAGGGTAATGGTTGCCATGTTCCAAGGGTAAGGCGTAGCCGTGGTTGCTGGCGATCGAGAAAGCGTGAAAAGGAGTGGGAGCGCTTTCCTACCTTTCCCACCTTTCCCACCTTTGCCATATGAGTCCTTTTTTCTGCTGTCCCCCCTTTTTCATTACCCTTTATCTAAAAGGTAGGAAGGTAGGAAAGGTAGGAATAAAGCAGGTAGGACAAGGGGTTTGAGCTTTCCTACCTTCAGGCAGAGGTAGGAAAGAACGCCCAAACCAGTCCATTTGGCCCGGCCATGCGTTTGCGTTCGTAGCCGAGGTCCCGAAGGATGGCCGCGACCTGCATCTGGTCTGAGCGGGTCTGGCGCTCGACTGGTTTGTGGATCGCATCAGACAGGAGCATCGCCGTGGTGATGATCTTGGTGGCATTGGCCGGTGCGGCCAGCCAGACCTGGATCGGCGCCTTCCAGGGTGAGTCCACGAGATAGGCCCTGTTTTCGGCGTCTACGGCCGCGGCCATGTCACGGGGTAGGTGATTGGGTTCGCCGGCCTTGTAGGCGGCCACAGCGGCCGACCAGATGGCGTCGCGTTCGAGCATGAGGCCATCGACGGGGATCATGTTCTCGACGGCGACGGGGATGACGTGAAAGCGGCGGTTGCCAGTTTCGTCAGCCAGGAAGGTGTCGTGGTTGGTCGAGCCGACGATGATGCAGCGGCGTGGGAAGGCGTCGGTCGTGCGGCCGTAGGGCACGCGGAAAGTGTCGGTCTGTTGGGAGAGGAAGGCTTTGACCTGGCCGGCGTGGCGGCGACCGGTGAGGTGGTCGAGTTCGGCCCATTCCATGATCCAGCTGCGATGCAGGACCATAAGGTCGTCTTTGCTGTTGATGTCGCGAAGTGCGTCGGAGAAATATTGACCGCCGAGATTGCGCCAAAAGGTGGATTTGCCGCAACCTTGCGGACCCATTAGGACGCAGGCTGAATCATGCTTGGCGCCGGGTTCATAGATGCGCTTGACGGCACCGATGAGGCAGACCTTGAGCATGGCGTCATAGAGGGTATTGCCGTTATCGCGTGGGCGAAGATAGGCCGATGCAAGCGAATCGATTGGGATGGGCGGGACATTGCGTGCGACAAAATCAAGGTATTCGCGGACTGGATCAAAAGGATTTTCAAGGGCAATTTTATGTAATGCGTCTGCGGTCAGTTCCTTGCTGACTTTGACGCCTTCTTGGGCAAGTTTGAGGTAATGAAGCTCGATTTTGTCTAGTGGTTTGCCGTCTAATTCGATGACTTGATGAAAGACGTTAAAGCGAAGATTGGGGCCAAGCTGCTGGCGCATGAGCGTCATTAGCTCATCGGCTTCTAGCTTGATTGGCTTGCCAGGCTTGGCCTCGGGCTTTGGGGGCAGCGTTGCTGGCGATGGGGTGGGAAGGGTGACGCGACCACCGGCAAGGTGATGGAGCGTGCCAAGACCAACGCCACCGGTGCCGTTGAAGGTGGCCCATTTTGCTTCGCAGATGCCGGCCTCGAATTTGCCGGACCTGGCGGACCATGAGATCCAGTCCGTCAGGAGGGAATCGTCGCCAACGCTGTGAAGCGCCATGCCGACCTTTACCCATTCGTCGTAGTCGTCAGCTGTTACAGAAGGAATGCGGCTGAGGTAGTCGCGGGCGCGTTGGGCGTCAGTGGTTGGATCGGGCAAGCGCAGTAAGGGGCCAGGTTCGGGCTTGCGCTGCATCTGCTGAAGCAGCAGTGATGGCGCTTCGGCGATGTCCAGATCGGATGGTGCGCGATCACGCAGCCAGCGGTAGGCGCCGGTCATGGGATGGGCGCCAAGGACTACGGATTGGCAACCGGTCCAACGGAGTTCGAGCTGTTCGCCTTGCTTGGAAGATTTGAGTTTGGCGGTTTTGATCTTGTCCCAAAAGGGTCGCGGGACTTGGTAGATGATCTGAAGACGGCCATCGCGGCCTGAAGTGACGGCCCAGGATTTGGGCAATTCAGCGCGACGGATGCCGAGGCTTTCGAGGACTTCGGAAGCGCCGAGGCCATCGTGATCAACGAAAAGGAGACCACCTGATTGCGGGCCGGCGAGAACGCCAACGGCAACGGCGCGACCGGCTTTGATTTCGTTTGCGACCTGGGCTTTGGTCAGCGGATTGCGCTGCCATTCAGGTTGGTAGGGGCGCTTGTCATTGCCAACGGCGACAAGACCCCAATGGTCTGGCAATTCTGCCAGCTGATCGATTAAGGGGTGCATCAGTTGGCATCCAACAAGGCGCGGGCTTCAGCGATGACGGCATCGGCGCGTTCCTGTGGCCAAGCGCGATAGGTGAGGCAGTGCTTGGCAAAGAGATCGATGTGCTCAACGAAATGGCGAGCTGTGGCCGCGTTGGGGCGCTGAGCGTGGCCCAGGTGGAGGCAGTAGAAATCCTTGAGCTGGTCGTCGGTGGGCATTGGTGCCTCGGGTGTGCCGTCAGATCGTGGCGGATGCGCTGCAACCTGCCGCGTGAGTAGTTGCAATTCTTAACGCATCAGGGACTGAGCGAGCGACGCCGGTGATGCCACCTGCTGTCAACACGGCGTTTTGCCAGTTGCGTTGCTGGGGTGTGAGGCGGCCTGTGGGTGTCTTGACCTCGATGGAAAGAAACACGGCGAGGGTGGCGCCGACCATTTCGGGGGTGACCACCACGCTGCGCCAGCCGATCAGATCCGCTGAGCCACGAGCGAGGCCGAAAGTGACCAGGCGACCGGTGCGTGGATCGGGAAGACTGCCCACCTGATTGCGAAACATGCGGACCCCGGTGTGAGCACCAAGCGCTAGGCGGATGTTTTGTTGAAGGATTGTTTCATCGTTAGCCATTGCGTGCCGCGTGGATCTTGTATGCCCATCCTGCGCTATAGCCACGCTGTTTGGCGATGGCTTGTAGTTCAGCCAATGTGCGGGCTTGCGCTTGTTGACGGCGATCGCGTTGCTTGGCACGCGCTACGGCTTTGCGGGCAAGTTCTTGTAGTTCGCCTTCGCGTTGCAGGATTTCGCGGCGGCTGGGTTGTGAGATAGCGCCGCAGCAGGGGCAGACCGGAGCCGGTTTGAAAGCTGCATAACAAACCTGGCACTGACGCACCGAAGGACAGGATGCGTCCGATCGCCCCCGCCGCGGCTTATCGGCAAGGGAATGGTTGCGGGGATCGTCGGGGAAGCCATGACGCGAGACGTTACCAACGTGATCGAGGATGACGGCGTGAGATTTGCCTGGTGCTGGACGCAGGACGCGGCCAACCTGCTGGAGGTAGAGCGATTCCGATTGAGTGGGCCTGAGCAGGATGGCAACCGCTGCGCCGGGGCAATCGAAACCTTCGGAGACAACATCGACGGTGACAAGAACATCAACACGACGGGTGGATAGGCCGGCGATGAGTTGGTCGCGTTCGGCGGTGGGTGTAGTGCCGAGCAACGTTGCGGCCCTGTGCCCCCCAGCACGGAAAGCGGCTGCAACGTGCTCGGCGTGTTCGGTGGAGCAACAGAAAGCGATGGCAGGAGCGCCATTGGCTAAGCGCTGGTAATGCTTGATGGCATCGCCGGTTATGGCGGGTTTATCGATGCGTTTGGCGGCATCGCTTGCGGCATAGTCGCCGGCTTGGACGCGAAGGCTGGAGAGATCCGCAAGGACTGGCGGGGCGTAAATGCGAGCAGGCGTGAGGAACGCGCCAGCTATTAGGGAAGAAACGGATGGACCTAATACCAAACGGTCAAACGTGCCACCAAGGCCGCGGCCATCAAGACGTGTCGGCGTGGCAGTGACGCCAAGGCGGAACGCATTGGGCCAGTGGTCGATGATGCGTGCCCAGATGCCGGCGGCTGCGTGGTGGGCTTCATCGATCACGATCAGGTCTGGAGACCAGGTGATGGAGTCGAGGCGGCGAACGAGCGTTTGCACCGATGCGACCTGAATTGGTGCATTTGTCGCAGTGATGCCTGAGGCGATGATGCCGTGATCTACTCCGGCGGATGCCAGCTTGCGCGATGCCTGCTGGATCAGCTCACGGCGATGCACCAGGATCAGCACGCGACGACCACGGCTGGCGCCTTCTGCGGCGATGAAGGAAAAGACCTGGGTTTTGCCGGCGCCGGTCGGCATGACCAGCAGTGGTGCATGGGCACCTGAGCGGTAGGCATCACGAAGGTCTGAGACCGCTTGGTGCTGGTAGTTGCGGAGAGGGAGAATCATGGGGGTTGACCTGGCTGGTCGGTAGGTATAGGCAGAAGCGTGGGGCAATTTCTACCGCAAAATCAAGGCGTTAGCGGTAAGTCTAATGAGACTTGGGGGGATTGGATGAAACAGCGGGAAGTGGTGGTAAGGTTACGGGGTCCAACAAATCCACTGCCTATGGACAACGCCGCCTACCACGCCCACGGGGCAGTCTCCAAAAGCCACCTTGATCAGGTCGCTCGAAGCCCGCTCCACTACTGGGCGCGGTATCTGGACCCCAACCGCGTGGCACCCGAGCCGACGCCCGCAATGGTGATCGGGTCAGCGCTTCATACGCACGTCCTAGAGCTGGATCAGTGGGATGCCAGCTACGTCACGATGCCGGTTGGCATTGATCGCCGCACCAAACAAGGCAAGGCCGAATGGGAGGCATTTAGCACTGCGGCCAGTGGACGAACTGTCCTTAGCCATGAGGATGCGCAGCTGGTCATGAAAATGGGCCAGGCTGTCTTTGGTCATCCTGCGGCTGCTGCATTGCTCAACCTGCCGGGCAAAGCTGAGACCACCTGGATGTGGCGCGATTCACAGACTGATCTGGAATGCAAATGCAGACCTGACTGGTTGCTGGATGATCGGAGCATCATTGTGGATCTTAAAACCACGGAAGATGCGAGTTCTGCGGGATTCCGCAAGAGCATCGGCAATTTCCGCTATCACGTCCAAGCTGCGTGGTATTTGCACGGGGTCGAGCAAGCGACGGGCACATGCCCTGAGCAGTTTATTTTTATTTGCGTGGAAAAAAAGCCGCCTCATGCAGTCGCGGTTTATGCCGCTGATGCTGAAATGATCAAAGAAGGCTGGCAAACAGCTGAACGTGATCTTGAGGTTTTGGCCACTTGCAAAGACGTTGACCTATGGCCTGGCTATAGCGAACAGATCGAGCCGATCAGCTTGCCGCCATGGATGCGGCCGCGCCCTGATGGATCAATGCCACAAATCACCCCCGATCAAATCGAGACTTACTGATGACCGACAGCACAGCACTCGCCACCACCAGCTCCGGCTCGGTGTTCAGTGGCATCCAAGCTTTTGAGGATGCGCAGCGCATTGCGAAGGCGCTTGCCAGCAGCACTTTGATTCCGCCTCAGTTTCAAGGGCAGCAGGGCTTTGCCAATTGCCTAGTGGCGCTTGAGATCGCCAACCGGATGAGGATGTCACCGTTCCAAGTGATGCAAAATCTGCACATTATCCATGGCCGCCCAAGCTGGAGCAGTCAGTTCATTATTGCGATGATCAACGGCTGCGGAAAGTTCAGCCCTCTGCGGTATGAGATCAGCGGCAAGGGCGATGACTTGGCCTGCTATTGCGTGGCCACTGAAATTGCAACCGGCAAAGATTTGGACGGCCCGACCGTCACCATGGCAATGGCCAAAAAAGAAGGTTGGGCGTCAAAAAATGGGTCCAAATGGGCAACCATGCCCGATTTGATGATCCGTTATCGAGCCGCCGCATTTTGGGGCAGGTTATTTGTTCCCGAGCTTTTAGTGGGGATCCAAGCAGAGGAGGAAGTCATCGACATCCAGCCTGTAACGGTGTCGGCTGAAAAGGCGCCGTCAAAATTAGAAACACTCAACAAAAAAATAGCAACACCGCCACCGGCGCCCGTTGAGGAGGCTATTACCGATGACGAATTCTTCTGACTATTTGACGCCAAAGGAGCTTGCTGAGCGCTGGCGAAATATCGTCACGCTTAGCACGCTCGACAACTGGCGCTCTAGCCAGAATCGAGGCCCGCGATTTGTGAAGATTGGCGGCCGCGTCCTTTATCCATTGGTAGAGGTCGAGGCCTACGAAAAGCGCAACCTACGCGGCATTCCAAACCATCCAACCCATCCAAACCCATGAGCTTCAAAATCAACATTGCCATGTTCAAGAACACCAAAGCTGACAGCAAGGTGGACTTCGGCGGCAGCCTCAAGATCAAGGTTGATGACCTCGATGCGCTTTGCGCATGGGCAATGAAACAGGAAATGAACCAGTGGGGCACAGTGGAGCTGCCGATCAGCGGCTGGAAAAAAACCAGCAGCAAGGGCACGGCATATATCAGTGCAGTTGCCGAGCCACCCCGCCCCAGAGCGGATGAAGCAGCCGCCAACTTGGCCAAAGCCACCGATGGCGTGGTCCTTGAATCCGATCTGTTCTGATCACATCAGCTTCATTTCCAGGCGGCAGATTTCACGGACTGCTGCCTGGAGCATTTCTTGCTGATGGTGGACCTGGCGCAGGAGCTGCCCTGCAAGTTTGCCAGCGTCTGGGTGGCCTTCGAGCCGGCGGCAGTCGGCCTCGATCTTGAACAGTTTTTCGGCTGGGATCTCCACCTTGAGCCATTGACCAAATTCCATTTGTTCTGAGCGAACCGCTCTCATTTTGCCGATGAAATGCCCCCGATGCAGTAGCGAAAGGATCAAAGCAACCGCAACTAATGGCCACGAGAACGACCGCGTGACTCGCAAACGCGGTTGTGACTCATGCGGCCACGTGTGGTTTACGGTTGAGCTTGAGGTGCCTAGGTGGCTGTGCGGCTGGACCACGCCGGTGCCCGGCCGGCATGGCAGCAAGCCGATAGCGAGGGTGCCCGTGAGCCTGTCGATCGGCACCGCGCCGATAGTGTGAAGCATTGTTACAGGGGTATTGTCCCCCGTCTGCGGTGCAGGGTATGGTTAGCGCAAGCCCGAGAGGGCACCACCAATTCACACCATGCTTACTACCACCCTCCTACTGATCTGGAAGCTGTTCCTGCCGCTGTTGGTGCTGGTCGCCATCATCGACTGGCTGACCGCTTCCACCGATCGCCGCGTTCGCATCTTGCGCCGCGCTGGTCACACCCAGCAACGCATTGCCGACCGCCTCAAAATCACCCGTTACCGCGTGCGCCTTGCGCTCGCTTGAACCATGATTACCAACCCCTGGATCAACCGCGCCGCCAGCTTGTTTCTTTTGCTTGCGGTCTATTGCGTTGGTCATGACAACGGCCGCCAAGCGCAAGCCGCGGCCATGATCAACCAACCCATTTGCCATCAGGAACTGCGCCCATGACCCGAAACTGGAATCCAACACTGCAATGGATGGAAGAAGCCCAAGAGTCCCGCCATGGGGAGGGCATCAGCCGGCCGGTAGCCCAAGCCCGCACGCGCCTCTACACGTTGAGAGTGCGCCAACCGCAGCAGCGCCCCATGGTGATGACCATGCGGGCTGAATCCAAAGCCGCTGCCATCCGGTACGCTCAGGCCCGCTGGCCCGGTGCTGAGGTGGAGTTGGCGGAATGAGTCGCCCTCTTTTGGACCATGCAGAGCTAGGCGATCGTGAATGGACCTATGTCGGTTGCTGGCGTGAATGGAACAACGCACGCGCTGAATGGGAGCCGTCAGCACCACCACCACCTGAAGCCAAGTTTTTCAACTACCGCAAACACATCCTTGGAGAGCGATGACAGATCACATCCGCGCCAAGCTTGAGTCATTGATCAGCGATTCGAGCATGTTTAACGCTGGCCAGTTTGAGGAACGCCGGCGCCTGCAGCTTCTGATCGACTGCCGAATGAGCGAACTCCGCAGCGGCCCTAGGGTGCCGCATGTTGGCGCGATCTGCGCCGAGCTGCTCAGGATCCATCAAGTCCTCGAATCATGAAACCCCATCAGCTTGATTTGCATCGCGCCGAAATGATGAACGCGCTGTACGAACGTAGCGGCCGCGCTGATCTGCCATCGGGTCATCCGCTCCGTTCGACTTACACCGGGTTGTGGCAGGAGTTTTGCCAGGACATCGGCCCCAACTTTCGGGACACCGATTACGCCGAGCTGCACGCTGCCGTGTGCCAGGCGATGGATGACACCAATTCGGTGATGACGCAAAAGCAGGCGCACCAGGCGATTGCCGTGTGCCGTCGTCACCTGCTGGGGAAGTGGGCATGAGGCGTCTGCTATTGCTGTTGGCCATGCTTGCCGCGCCAGCTGCGCACGCTCGCACGGTGACCGCCACCGTCTATGACGGCTGGTACAACGGCCGCGCCGATGCTTGTGGCGGCCACTATGAGCATTGGGGCGTCAGTGCCGCCCATCCTTGGCTGCCTTGTGGCACCAGAGTCACGGTCACCCATGGTGGCCGATCGTTGGTGGTGCGGATTTGGGACCGCTGCGACTGCAACAGCATCGACTTGTCAGCCGGTGCCGCGTATCGGCTTGGTGTGCCGCTTGATGGGGTGGCAAAAGTGGGGATTTCTTACTGATGGCTAACCTTTCCCCTGCGGCTCAGGCCGTGATAGATGCTGTCCTGTTTGAAGTTAATGCCGAGTGCCATGCACCTTGGATTGCAGCCGCCGTTCTTCGTGCTGCTGCGGATCAGGTGGTGCCGGAACGCTTACCTTTCACACGAACAGTACAAGAACGCATTCTTTATCACATAGGAAGATTGGACGCCGCCGTTCGTCATCGCGCCGAACTTCTAGCCATCGCCACCGAACTGGAGGGCCATGGCTGACATCTTCACCGCCAGCGGCCTACGCGTTGAACGTCGCCACGACCGCTGGAACGGCACCAGCTACATGGCCTGGCGCCCCCACGTCTCTCAGCTGTTTACCGACACCAAAGAGCTGCTGCGCTTCATTGCCTGGCCCAAAAAGACCCCGACCGGTGACGCCCTGCGCGCCTGGCTGGAGGTCAAGCCCGCCAAGCCGGCGCCAGCAGAGCCAACAGCTGAGGTCAGCGGTTTTGGCCCTGACACTGAGGATCCCAACTACCAAACCCGCACGGTGATCTAGCGATGTCTGATCCTGTCAACAGCCCAGACCACTACCGCCAAGGCGACATCGAGTGCATCGACGCGATCCAGGCGGCCCTGACGCCGGAGGAGTTTGCTGGCTACTGCAAAGGCAACGCCATCAAGTACATCTGGCGCGAGCGGCACAAGGGCGGCCGGGAGTCATTGGCTAAGGCTCGGTGGTACGTCGAACGGTTGTTTGGCAGAATGCAGCCATGATCAACCAACTCAGCCTGAATTGGATTGAGGCGTGGGCCGTGCGCTTTTTGACGCAAAGCCCGCGGGTGGGTTTGCTTATAGTTAAAGGCTATCGGTTGCCGCAAATTTATGTGGCCATTGATCGAACCGATAATGTTATGCCGACCGAATTTAGATCAGAGGCTGAGCCAGCGGCGCATTTGCTGGAACGGTTGTATCATGCGCCATCGCATGGCGAGGCCGAGTGATTATTTTATACGGTGGCCGGCTGACACTTGAGCGCCGGTCGCTTGTTGAGAATTGGCACGCTTTATTGAGATTTCCAACGCTTGACAAAAGGATAGACCTTAAAACCAAAAGCCTCAATGAGGCTTTTTTTCTTGGTTGTTGTCATTATCAGGCAACACGCAAAACCCAACCTTTCGATGAGATAGTGGCAGAGCATCGCGCTATGCCCCATTGTTGGCGTTGCGAGCAGTGGTCGCCCATTGACAACGGTTGCAGCCTCGGCTGGCCGGAAGCGCGGGCATCAGGCGGTCGCTACGCTAGGAAGTGTGACTTATGGAACGATGGAACGCCCAGTAGTGGAACGATTGATGCGGGGACAAAATCGCTTTATTGAAGTGATGGAAGGCGATGACGGGATGCCTTTGTATTGTGCTTGCGGGCAAAATGGCGCGATATGCAGATACACTATTGATTTGTGGCAAGCTGAGATTTATGTGCAATATTACGATCCTTGATTAAGCCAATTTTTAATAGCTTGCTCTTGGGCCAAATCGTGAAAATGTTGGGTCTGGTACCATTCCCGCCAGTCGGTGTGTTGCTTGTGGCTATTGCAAGCCAGGCAACAGCTGACCAAGTTAGACCGCACCGTAAGACCGCCTTTCACCTTTGGCACCACATGGTCTAGTGTTGCCGACCGCCCGAGCGGTGCGCAGCAATATGCGCAACACCAGTTCCAGGCGAGGTGGATTTGATCACGGAACCGGAGCTTCGCTTCCTTCCTCGGGATCAGCTTCGTCCCCTCGATCTGGTGATCCACTGAGGTTTGATGGCAGGGTGAATACTTCGACGCCAAGATCGATGATGTCCTCATCGAGGACTTGCTCGCTGAGACGCGAGTAAATGTCTGCCGGCAGTTCTTCGGGGTCAGTGTCGGAACGATGGATCACCTTGGCGGTGATCTCGACGATGTAAGCCCGCATTGGGCGAAACCCCGACTGCTCATACGGTAGCGACCGCTGCTGGCGTTACGGATTACAACAACGTGCCGCAGGTTGCGGCTTTGGCGGGCCATGATTGCCACATGACCTACAACCTCTCCATCGGCCCGCTACAAGTCGGGCCATTCAACACCAGCCACGCGGCGCAGCACTGGGCCGAGACCCGAGGCTTTGATGATTGGACACTTGTCAAAGTGTCTGACCCCTGCGAGGCGTTTCAAGTTGTGCGAACTGTGCGCGAACGGCGCCAGCTCGTTGGCTAACGCGCTGAAATCACGGCAGGATTCAAACCCCGCCGTTGGTTCTTCGCCACCAGATATACCCTCCAGCCCGGTTCACGCTGCGTCCTGATAGCTCACGGAATCCAATGATTCCGGGGGTTTACAGCTCACGGTGATTCCTACAGAGTCACGCCCGTTCCTG